CACACGGACTAGAAAAAGAAGCATCGGGTGCTTTTTCTGTCAAACAATACATTGAAGAATATCTAGGAGTTGACGAATGAACGAACTAATAGAACATATACACGATACTGGCATTAGCTTGCCCCAAGACTTGACTGATTATCAACTACGCATTCTATGCGAAGTCATCATTAGATACTGTGATGAACAGGTAAAGGAGAGTCTATGGGCCGAACCCGGTGATCTGTTAGATCACTTTGAATTGGATCGTCTTGACCGCGAAGATGAAGAAGATGAATAAACAGTTAACCAACATAGATAACATTGGCAATACATTAGTTGGTATATTCCACAGAATCGCTCTATTTGGTATAGGTGCCGCTACCGTTTGGGCAGCAGGATCAGACTTTATAGAAATGTTTGCTCAAACTCGTGCCGGTATTAACGATCTACTGCTGCTGTTTATCTACCTGGAAATTGGAGCCATGGTGGGGATCTATTTCAAAACCAACCATATGCCGGTACGTTTTCTAATCTATATTGCCATTACAGCATTGACCAGGCACATGGTAGATTTGGTGGCAATTGGTGATGAATCTATGACAAATATCTTGACATTGGCTGGGGCAACCCTTATACTTGCTATTAGTCTACTGCTAGTTAGGATGGCCAGTAGCAAATATCCTAGTAACCACAATGAGGATGTAGGATAAATTATTAAAAATAAACTTATGAAACAGAATTTATTAATCATACCATCAAGTCCATCAGCACTTTTTCAAACATGGGGAAATTATTCCCATTATGACTTTGATCTTGCAGTCATTAATTGGTCTGAGGCTATCCTTACCAATTTAGAAGATGCTGCATATGTGGAAAATATCAAGGGCTTAAAATGGAAAATTGTTAGTGAATTTGCCAGTAAACATGATTTATCCAACTATGAATACATTTGGATTATGGACGACGATTGTTTGACTACATTTGAAAATGTCCAATCCACTTTTAAATTCTGCAAGGAAAATAATCTGGATTTAGCTCAACCAGCATTGACCTCAAATAGTTATCGTACTTGGCCGTCAACATTTCATATTGATGGAGCTAAAATGCATATAACAAATACTGTAGAAATCATGACTCCGATTTTCAGTCGAATGACATGGCCGGAATGTTCTGCTCACTTTTCTAAAATGCCCCTAGGTGTAGGGTATGGACTAGAGGGATACTGGTCAGGCATATTAGAGAGTGCAAGCGGTAACACCAAATATGGCGGCAAGGTAGCAGTTATCGATGCATATCCAGTGTTCCATACTAAAATGGTCACAGGTCCACACCAATATCAACAAATGGGTATAGACCCAAATCAAGATGGAATGTATTTTGCTAATTTAGGATTCGGTATTTGGGATTTTAAAACTATCGAAATAATTATGAGCTCAAAGGAATAAGATGATGAGTGATGATACTGATCGATTCAAACATAGCCGCAGATTACATGATGATCAACGAGTAATTGATAAACAAGTTAAGATTGCCAAGGCCGCCGGTGTTCCTGTAGACAAACCGCACAAGTTTGCCAAACACCACGCACTGGATTGCGGTAATCCCAACTGTGTTGTTTGTGGTAATCCAAGGAAACTTTTTAAACAATTAACACCGCAAGAGAAACGATTGTTTCAGGATCTTGATAAAGAACACGATAGACACAGTAATGGATTGAAAAAAGATGAATAAAAATATTCAAAAATTAATTGAACAGGTAGGATTCAGTTCAACCTACGAACAAGACAGATTGGAACGGCTGGTCAAACTCACTGTGATTGAATGTGCTCGCATAGCCGAAACTGCTGAACCTTATCAGGCCAACGACCTAATTAAAAAACATTTTGAAACTATCAACATAGAGGACAAGAGATGATTACGCTAAAACAATTTATGGAAACTGTCAACTATCGTATCTCAGAAGGTAGCGATTGGAACGGCTTTGCTCCCGGTGCCTATAGTCTGGACAGTTGGAACGGTAACCAAGACGGACATAGTCTTTGTATTATTTTTAATACCAAGGATCAAACAGTATATAGTGTACAGGCCTGCGATTACAAAAATAATCGCGCTTATCGTTTGACTCATCCGGATCATCGTAAGGATCTCGATCGAGAAGCCTGGGACGATGTCGAATGGTGTGATCTAGAAGATGAAACAGATTGGTTGGAAAAGGCACAAGCCATTGTGGCAGGTCGAGACTATGATACCCGTGTCAGTATTCCACTAGAACTAGGTGAAGAAGAATTGTTCCGACTAATGAGCATGGCTCACGAACAGGACATTATACTTAATCGATTAGTGGAAAAGATTATTCAACAGGTTGTAGACAAACATCAGGCAATTTAATGAAAATTGGCTATTCGCTAAGTCGGTGTGTATTGGACATTGCAGAAGGTCGGGTGGATCCCGAAGATGTCACCGTTTTAATCACCGGCACTTACTTTAATCCCACATTGGACGACCAATGGAATGAAATTTGGTGTGGGTATGCCTTTGAAAATCCTAGGTGGGGTAATGCTGTGTGGAGCGAGTTGAGACATCGTGAAGATGATGTTCGAGCCATTGTTCTTCAACTGTGGAATGATGGCAAAATACATCAACCTCGAAAATTTGGAGCCAGGACGAAAAGTCCTTATTATCATTGGCGAGAAGTTGTATTAGTAGATGAGGAATTGGATCAAAACCCGGCGGCTAAAAACGCCTGGGAACAATTTAAAATAATTGCGGGATTATCTAACTTAAAGGTAGTAAAATGATTAGAGAATTTATTAACATTGTGGAATCGGCCGATGGCATCAACGATGCTTGGTTTGAAACTGACGCTTTTAAAACATATAAAGATTCTACAGCAAGAGAACCATTTGAAATTGCACAATCTGATGGATACATTGATCCCAAGGATGCTAAAGAGAGTTCGGGTAAACCGGTTACTTATAAAGAGGGTTGGTATATTATAACCGGACCTGTGGGGGAAAAATATACGTTTCCTCCCGAAAAGTTTCACGAACTCAAAACAGATAACGGTGACGGTACAGCAACTCCGAAACCCATTGTTAAATTGGCTAAGTTGGCAGATCATAGCGGTGTAGTTAACACCAGTTGGGGAGAGCCATTACACTATAATCTAGGTGAAGATGTCATTGTTCGCCATGGTCCAAATGACTACGGTGTTGTCAAAAAAGATATTTTTGCTAAAACCTATAAAAGAGCAGATTAAAGTTGACAATAGATCAACAAGGTACTATAATATACAAACACATCAACACACTAAGGAGTAAATGATGCGAATTGAAGTTGAAATTACAGAAGAAAGCGTCGACGAGGTTTTTCAAACCGAACTCAAAGACATCTACGAAGCCAATGCTACATTGCCAGTGGATGAAAGCGAAGATATCAAGAATGCCGTAGTGGTATTACTTGGTTACTGCATGGACGAGAAAGCCTTTAAAAAGTGGAAGAAATCAGTCGGGATCAAATAATATGAGTATGTTGGAATATCATGGTCGCCCTTGGGCGGCGTTTGATGCATCAAACTCTCAACACCGAGAGTGGTTTGCTCAATTTCAAAAATTGAAAACCTGGAGCAAATGTCCTGTACGTTTTATCATCACAGACGATCACGGTGATCTTATTACCATGATCCAACGTAGACTTATTGACTACTATGTTGGTCGAGAGTTTAATTTTATTCACCCTGAACAACAATCTCAAAATGACCTTGAATATCAAAATGCATGACATTCGTCCCCAGAAAATGATCTGGGTAACCTTTCGCAAAGAAGGGAAACATCGCTATCCAGCAGCGGCTACAGATCCAAATCTGGCCACAGGTGATGAGTATGATGTTTCGTTCCTGGCCAATGAGCATCGACATATTTTTCACTTTCAGGTTTGGATCAGCGTAGAACATTCAGACCGAGACATTGAGTTTATTCAATTTAAACGCTGGTTGGAAAATCTCTACAAAGATGCTACACTGCGTTTAGATTACAAAAGTTGCGAAATGATTTCAGAAGATCTCTATGAAATTATTTCACAAAGGTATCCAGGCCGTGAGGTTTGGATTGAAGTCTCTGAGGACGGAGAAAATGGTTCTTTTATTAAATTTTAATTAACTTTTTATTTTTAAATCAAAATGGCACTACCTAATTACGTTACCAAATCCTTTGTGATGAAACCTGAAGTCAACAAGATCTTCAATGACCTTGAAGCATGGTTGGATCATTGCAGGATGGAACTGATTGATTTTAATCCCAAAGACCTGTACAAGAGTCAAGAATATCGTTCATGGGCTCGTTGGCAGGATCAAGGTGATCGCCGGCCTCGTCGTAATCCTCGAAACAACATTGTTCGATGAAAATATTTCTAGTCGATCTCGAATCTGTCGAGACCAGATATACCAGTCAGTGGAAAACCCACTTACCAAAACTATTAAATGAGGCAGGGCACGATGTCCACGTTATTTCGGGACCCCAGGACGTACCTAGTGCTACTACTCCTGGTGCCTTTCTTAATTTTGGTGGCACTAATATATACAAGTCTCGACAGGTTGAGGAGATCGCTCGTTTATTTTGCAGTGGATCAATTAGTGCTGGTGATCATTTTTTGTTCACAGATGCGTGGCATCCTGGTATCATAAACCTAAAGTACATGAGCGAACTGCTGAATATTCCAGTGGTTACTCATGGACTGTGGCATGCTGGCAGCTATGATCCCCAGGACTTCTTAGGTCGGCTCATTGGTAATAAGCCATGGGTTAGACATGCTGAAAAGAGTTTCTTTAGTTGCTTTGATCATAACTACTTTGCAACAGAATTTCATGTTAAGATGTTTTTTGACAATCTTATTCATAATTATCCAGAAGAAAATCCATGGTATGAAGAAGACTGGGCCGAGCGTTACGACGATGGTAAAATTGTAAAGACTGGTTGGCCTATGGAATATATGGATTCAGTACTAAGTCCATATAAGAACATGATCAAACGTGATTTGATTTTGTTCCCTCATCGTATTGCTCCTGAGAAGCAGGTTGAGATTTTTAGAGATTTAGCCCAGCAACTGCCGCAATATGAATTCGTAGTATGTCAGGATCACCAACTGTCAAAACATGAATATCATAATCTGTTAGGCCAATCTAAAATTGTATTCAGTGCCAATCTGCAGGAAACTCTGGGTATCAGTTGTTATGAAGGTGCATTGGTAGGTGCTATTCCTATGGTTCCTGATCGATTGTCATACCAAGAAATGTATCATGAGGCATTTAAGTATCCCAGCGAGTGGACAGAAAGTTGGGATCATTACATGACCAATCGAGAAGACCTGTGTCATTACATTAAGGCAACTATGGAGCATTATGACAATCTTGCTATAGAATTAAAAAATCATACTCAAGATCTTACAGAAAATTTCTTTTCAGCTGGCCAATTGTTAAATAACCTAAAATGAAACCATTTTCTAAAATCATGGCTCGATTAGGACGCCATAGAATTATAATGGATCGAGAAAATAATGAACCTTATCTTGAACGATACTACATTTTCCTTCGGGACCGAACATGGTTTCCCTTTAATGTGTTCATTCATAAGTTTATTAAATCAGACCCCGATGATGTTCATGATCATCCTTGGCCTTATGCGACTCTAATCCTTAAGGGCGGCTATAATGAATGGGTTCCAACTTTTGACAAAGATGGCAAAAAGATTGGGGAAGTTTGCCACTGGCGTGGTCCTGGTCATTTTAGGATCAGTGGTGCTAACAGCTATCACCGTATTGAACTGGTTGAAGGGGTAACTCCCTGGACCATGTTCATGCCTGGGCCGCAACGACGTGAATGGGGATTCTTAGTTAACAATCGCTGGATACACAACGAAAAATATCTGACAGAAAGGGCTATAAAAACTTCGTGATCTGTTGATCACTTGGATGAATACAGGCCTGCATTTTACAAACGGATGGACCTGCAGGAAGATTGAAATCATCCTGCCAGATATTTCCAAAAAAAGTATTATTACATTGACTGCCTGATACCCATCCGTTATGTGATATGTTTAGGTGTTCGATTCCTACATTACATTTTATCCCCGTATATGAGTGATTTTCTTTTATATTTTCTTTTATTTTTTCCTCAAATCTCTTTGCAAGAGTGTTTTCTTTATAATAGATTTTTTCCGCTACCAAACTTTCTCCACGCATAATTCTCAATTGCTCATTTGTATAATCAAAAAGACCGATTGATTGATTAGCTTCTTTATATAGTGCGGATTTAGATACCACAATTCCATATTTTTTTTCTATAGACAATGCTCGATCAATATCATCAATAAAATAATCAGGGCGAATGGGAACTATTATATTAACTGATTTGTTATTCTTAACAAACTGATCAATTACGAATTCTACCAAACTAGGATTTTGCCAATAATGGTAGGAAAGGTTTAGCTTATCTACATAGGGTTCTATGGCCCACCAATCTAACCATATTTTTCCACCATTGGTATGTAACTCTACAGATCCCTGATTTTCTTTACATAACTTTAGTACCATGGGAAAATCAAACATTTCCAAAGGCTCGCCGCCATTAAACATCCAATTAATGGATCTTTCCAACCCAGCATAGTGATCTATTAATTTTTTAGTGACTGCCAAATATTGTGTAATTTCTTTTGGAGTTTCGCCGCCCCAAAGAAATGAAGGACAATAAGAGCATCCTCCTGTACAGCGATCATGCAAGTTCCAATTTATTTTGATTGAATTCATTTTTCTTACAAAGTTATTGACACAGCCTAAATAATAACGTATACTATTTATTCACAGACAACAAATGGTATCTTCTATGAATAAAATTGATGAAATCTTGCTGATCACTCAAGAAGAGTGTGCCGAAGTTACTCAAGCTATCAGCAAGTGCTTTAGGTTTGGGCTGGACAATATTAAGCCAGGAAAACCAAAAAGCAACAGAGAACACCTGGAAGAAGAACTGGGAGATTTGGTAGCAATGATTACTCTATTGGAAATGAATGGCGTAATTAGTCAACACAATATTGAAAAGGCCAAACTGGCCAAATTTGATAAACTTAAACAATGGTCAAGTATCTATGAGCAAACTGAAGATCAGTGAACTATTCTACTCCATTCAAGGAGAAGGTCGATATATGGGAGTTCCCAGTGTGTTCCTCCGCACATTTGGATGCAACTTTACCTGCGACTCATTTGGCATGCCGCGTGGAACAAAAAGTATAGAACGAGTACAAGTAGCACTAACGCATGAAGAAACTCCCTACAAAGACTATAAAGAGCTACCACTTGTAAGCACAGGCTGCGACAGTTATGCCAGTTGGGATCCAGCATTTAAAGAGCTGAGCCCATTACTTACTACAGATGCTATTGTGGATCGTATTATGGAAATTCTTCCACACGGCGAATGGCGTGATGAACATCTGGTTATTACAGGTGGAGAACCATTGTTAGGTTGGCAACGTCAGTATCCAGATTTGTTGGATCATCCTAAGATGGCCGGGCTTAAAGAAATCACGTTTGAGACCAATGGCACCCAAACACTTACACCAAAATTTAAAGAATATTTAAGAAAATGGGAATGCTATCACGATGGCAATTTTCATAGAGAAATTACATTTAGTGTCAGTGCTAAACTACCTTGTAGCGGGGAAGCATGGGAAGACGCTATTAAACCCAAAGTGGTCTATGAATATGAAACCTATGGTACAACCTATCTAAAGTTTGTCATTGCTACAGAACAAGACTTTGCCGATGCCCAACATGCTATTGCTGCCTATCGCAGTGCCGGGTTTGAAGGGCATGTTTATCTAATGCCAGTAGGTGGGGTAGAAAGTGTCTATTCCATAAACAATAAAAACGTAGCCATGCTGGCTATGAAGCATGGACTAAGATATAGTGATCGACTGCAAGTTCCCTTGTTTAAGAACGAGTGGGGTACATGATGAAAAATCTAATTAAAAAAGTATTTGGCATTGACAAAATAGAAGCAGAGGCTGCTGCTGCAATCAAGCTCAAACTCGAAGCAGAAGCAGCAGCATCTCAGGCCATTAAAGAAGCAGAGGCGGCCAAAGAAACAGAACGAATTGCCAAACTCACTCCAAAAGAATTTGCCACAGAAAAGAAAGAACCTTGGGTTACCGTGTTAGACACACATGTCAATAAAGACAACATTCGAAATGGCTTTTTTGAACTCGACTGGAATGAATACTTTGTGCTACAATTGCGTGAAGCAGGGTATCAAGGTGAAACTGAAGAAATTGTTGTAGATCAGTGGTTCTCAGAACTTTGCCGAAATGTCGGTGCAGAATCAGGAATTGATATGGGCCGCCGAGCGGCAGGCTATATCAATGTTAATAAGCTCGGTGATGGAAGAACAGAAGTATCATGACCTATATTTTAGTAGATACGGCCAATACATTTTTTAGAGCCAGACATATAACTCGTGGAGATCTGAACGATAAGGTTGGCATGAGCATTCATGTTATTCTAAACTCAGTCCGCAAGGCCTGGAAGGATTTTAATGGTCATCACGTGGTGTTCGCTCTTGAAGGTCGTAGTTGGAGAAAGGATCATTATGCTCCTTACAAACGACAACGCAGTGAAGCTCGTGCGGCACAGAGTCCTAGAGAACAAGAAGAAGATCGTATCTTTTGGGAAACCTTTGATCAGTTTAAAGATTTCATTCAAAATAAAACCAATGCCACTGTTCTGCAACATCCTCAGCTAGAGGCTGACGATCTAATTGCAGGATTCATTCAATTACACCCTGATGACGAACATGTAATAATTTCCACTGACGGGGACTTTGCTCAATTGATTTCTCCTAAGGTTCGGCAGTATAATGGAGTAATGGGCATTACCACTACTCACGAAGGATACTTTGACGACAAGGGAAAACCGGTCATTGATAAAAAAACCAAAGAAGTCAAGTCTGCACCTGATCCAGAATGGCTGCTATTTGAAAAATGCATGCGGGGCGATACTAGCGACAACATCTTCAGTGCCTATCCTGGGGTTAGAGAAAAAGGTACCAAAAATAAAATTGGGCTGAGAGAAGCCTATGCTGACAGAAACAACAAAGGATACAACTGGAATAACATGATGCTTCAACGATGGGTAGATCACGAAGGGGTAGAACATCGTGTGCTTGATGATTATTATCGAAATATCAAACTATGTGACCTTACAGCACAACCTCCAGAAATAAAAGAAATTATTGTCAAAACAATTAAAGATCATATCGACATGGCCAAAAGTATTCCACAGGTCGGCGTTAGGCTTTTGAAATTTTGTGCAGAATATGATTTGGTCAAAGTAAGCGAGCAGGTACAAAGCTATGCCGATCCACTAAATGCAAGGTACATAACATGAATATCGTTTCAACAAAAACATTAATCCCAAACAAAGAATGGATCATTGAAGGGGCTGATGGAAAAATAGGATCTGTTGCCAAAATTAAAAAAGGCTATGCATTTTTGCAAAAAGGAAAACAGTATAATTTTAAAAATTTGAGTGAATTAGGGATTGTTTTACCAGAAAAAATCACAAAGTCTCAAATTGAAATTCAACCTCAGCCTTACAAAATTTACGATTATCCTTGTAATGCAAAACCCTACGGATCTGTTTTTAACATACAGAAAAAGCTGCCTATATTTGCCAAAAGCAACAAGAGCAAAAGTCAATTCTGTGCAGGATATTATATCATTAAATTTAGAAAGGGGTGGGTCAAAAGTTTTTGCCCTAAACTGATTACCTTAGAAAGATATGAATATCACGGGCCATATAAGACTGAAAAAGAAATGAAATTGGTATTATCTAACTTAAATAAAATATGAAACATTTAAACGTTTTTCCCATCGAAGACTTCTTAGAAAAGGCCAGAATTGCCATAAAAACCAATCAAAAATCTCTAAATCTCTCCATAAAAGAGGTCGCAGATCTGCATAGTAGTCTAGCCAGTGTAATGACTAGATTAAGCGGTCAATTAGATCAAACTACGGCATCCAATCAAAATTCAAAAGTTGAAATAAAAATGGATGGTGGTAAATTCTATTGAATCCAATAAATATATACGCATTTTTGGAGAATGCGTATATGTCAAGGCCTAAACCAACTGTACTGTTAGAACAAACAAATAAAAAAACCTACAAGACTGATCAGGTTTTAGAGGCTGATGCAATTTGGGCAGTATTTTATAAAGATAAACCAGTTAATTTAAAAACTACAAGTATAGTGGCGGAACGACTTGGACCTAAATATAAAAAAGTCAGTTTTAGCAATGCAGGACATGCATTTAATCTTGCAGAAAAGCTCAACAAACAATTCAACACCAATGATTTCTCTGTATATAAATTGACAACAGGTGTAAAATTCATTGATGAATCAAAAACTTGAAATTACCAAATATGTGATGACAGCCTTAGGGTTGGAAATAACTGATAAAAAAATCAAACAATACACTCATACTTGGTGGCAGAATCCCAGATACAAAAACAAAGGCGGGCTTAGGCTAACAGAAAAAGGGCTCGAAGCCCTTCAAAAAGCAGATCTTGCCTGCTACCAAATCAAGTTTGAACCTCTCCTAACAACTCCCTTGGACAACGGTATGATCATCTGGATAGACCGAACCATTGACTGCCCATTTTACATAACCAATAAGATGATGTGGGCCTTTGGAGAGAAAACAGTTGTTCAACTGTTGATGTTTTCCGGGAACCTCAATTTGTGGCGTAAAGCCCACGCAAGAAACAAGACTCTCAACACCGCTTGACACATTGTCTAGGTTGCCTTATAATAGCAACACGTTAGACGAGTTTGTATCAACCTTAAAGAGATTCAAAAATGAGTGACAAAATTTCCGCAAATCGCACCGTTAGCCCCAACGAAGCCAAAGCCGCTATTCGTAAGGCCATGAAGAAAAACCGTCCTATATTCCTGTGGGGTCCTCCGGGCATTGGTAAGAGTGACACTGTTAAACAGATCGGAGACGAACAAGATCGCGAGGTCATTGACGTTCGATTGAGCCTTTGGGAACCCACCGATATCAAAGGTATTCCCTACTACAATTCCGACAGTAAGACTATGACTTGGGCACCTCCTGCAGAATTGCCTACTGATCCAGACAGTACCGCTATCCTGTTTCTCGACGAGCTGAACAGTGCGGCACCAGCTACCCAGGCGGCAGCATTTCAATTGGTACTGAACCGCCGCGTTGGTACTTATCAATTGCCCAAAGGTGTCAGCATTGTGGCAGCAGGTAACCGTGATGGTGATAAAGGCGTTACTTATCGTATGCCTGCTCCGTTGGCCAATCGCTTTATCCATTTGGAACTGCGAGTTGATTATGAAGATTGGCAACAATGGGCCGTGAAAAATCGCATCCATGAGCAGGTGGTAGGCTATGTGGGATTTGCCAAACAGGACCTCTACGATTTTGATCCAAAGAGCCTTAGCCGTAGTTTTGCTACTCCTCGCTCTTGGAGTTTTGTCAGCGAACTTCTTGAAGACGATGACATTAGCGAAAACACCCTAACTGATTTGGTTGCAGGTGCAGTTGGCGAAGGCCTGGCAGTCAAGTTTATGGCTCATCGTAAGGTAGCCAAGCAGATGCCTGACCCAACAGAAATTCTTCATGGTAAGGTCAAAGACTTTGCCATCAAAGAAATCTCTGCAATGTATTCTTTGACTATTAGCCTTTGCTACGAACTTCAAGAAGCAGATCGCAAAAAGTCTAAGAATTGGGATTCAATGGCAGACTGCTTCTTTGGCTTTATGATGGACAATTTCCCAACCGAGTTGGTTGTAATGGGTGCCAAAGTGGCTCTTACTCAATATCAGTTGCCGTTCGATGCTTCTAAACTCAAGAACTTTGACCGCTTCCACGAGCGGTATGGCAAGTACATTATCCAAGCAATGGAGGGATAAAAT